CACCGCCCTGCTCTAAATTACTCATTAAATTTTCCATTACTTCAGCGCCTTTATCTATATCGCCGCCTCCTGCATTTCTAACAGCATCTGCTGTAAATACAAACTCATTTTTAGATAGTCTAGCAGGTACATCGTCAGCTCTTTCTTTACCACCCATTGCTACAAAACCACCTTCGTTTCTATAATCTTTTTCCATGCCACCCATGTCAATCATTTCTGACGCTTCATCAGTTGCCATGATACCACCTTCTTGTTTACCTATTCTACCGCCATAAGCTTTTTGTTCTATGTTCATGTTTAACATATCTATAATATTTGATACTGAACTTGAGTCAGTTCCTGTAACACTAGATATTGTATCAATATCTATACCTTTTTTATTCATGTCTATAATCATACTAATTGTATCGGTATCTAAATCACTTCCATATCCTTTTTTTACAGTAGCTTCATTCATTCCTTCTTGATCACCGCCTAAAAAAGCAGAAGTTTCTCCACTAAATATTTGTTTTACTGCACTAGGAAAAGATTTTATTACATCTAAAATTGAAGGACTGTCTCCTGCATAACCAGGTCTTGAACCGTCACCACTAGGGCCCACTAGTTGTCCACCTGCGTAACCTATTCTACCACCGTTAGCTGCCATAGCAACTGCTTCTGGTTGTTCCATACCTGCACCTTCTGGTTGTTGTGATGCTTGCATTACTGCTTGTACAAATTGTTCAAAAGATAAATTACCACCTTTGTTTTTGTACTTAACATATTCCATCATTAACATTTGTTCAGCTTGTGCTTCTCCTGCACCACCACCCATGTTTAAAAATGTTTTAGGTTGTCTTCTTGATTGACCTGCACCTGATCTAATGTATTCTTCTTCTTCGTCTTCTACCAACATGCCGTTAGCATAACCTGCACGACCACCATCAGCTGCATAAAAATTTTGCATTACATATTTTTTCTGTGGCATAAAATCTAAACCAGCACCTGCATCACCTGCACCGCTGTAATAATTTTTTGCACGTTGAACCTGGTATCTTGGGTCCATTTGTTCTACCGGTTCTTCTTCTTCATCATTGCCACCCATTAAGAATGGAGCTGCGATAGCAGTAGCACCTAGGCCACCGGCTAACATTCTAGGTATACTAAAAGCTTCACCAGATTTTCCACCTACTCTAAATAAATCTCCAAGTGTACTAAACTTGCCACCTGTTCCAAGACCACCTTTCATTGCACCAAATAATTTAGAAAAATTTCCAAGGCCACCACCGCCTCCCATAAGTCCACCTGTTAAATATGCACCACCACCGAGTAAAGCTAGTTTACCTAAAGGACTTTTAGTAATTTTTTTTACAGCACGACCAGCTTTCTTTACAAGTTTACCTAAAAAATAACCTTGTCTAGGGTCCTGTAAGGAACCTATTCCTGATTGTATTTGTTGGGGTTCTTGCATTCTAGATATTGCCATAAATTTACCTTAATTCCTATGTTTACTTGGTTTTACTAAACAAATCAAGAGGCGGCATGATAACTTTTACATCCTGTGCCATCTCTTCTGCCTTATAACCTTTGGCTTCCCAGTCTTTTCTTTCCTTAAAAACTTCGCCTGTTTCCTTGTGTCTGTAAGTCTCTTCTACTGTTGCTAAATATGTATCCATTAATCTACTTTCTCCTTCAATATGTTTAAGTAACTTATCGCTACATCAAATGAATCTGTCGTGCTAGATTGTACTGTAAATGATGTGCCTCCTACTACAATCATTGGCTGGGTCAATAATTCTTTAGTTGTGTTTGCTGTTAATTGTGCTGATTTTATAGCTGTAATACTATTGTTTGTAACAGTCACTGTTGGTGTTCCAGCAGATGTAACTAAAATAGATTTAATAATATAGGTTTCATTTACTATAGGATTGCTAGCTCCAAATGGAACTAATGCACTTCCTGCTGTGCTGTTGTCTATACCTACAAATAAATATTGGTTTACTACTGCCATTATTCTAAAAAGAAACTTTTAGCTTCTATCTCCTGCTTAACTTCATCTTGAAAAGATGAGTTTAATTTTGTAATTACTGCATCTAAATCTCTAACCAACGATTGTAAGTTAGTTTGATTGTATTCTGGTTCAGCTCTAGTTAATGATTGTACAATTTTTGCCATTATAAAATACTTATTAGTCCTCCATTCATAACGGCTACTCTACCACCGTCAAAGAAATAGACTCTACCACCTTTAGCATAATTACTATGTAATCCCCCTGGACCTGAACTATGTCGTGATGATCTACTAGGTGCGCTTTTAGTGGGTGCGCTTGAAGTCTGTTGCCCTCTCCCTTTATCTTGATTAGTTTGAGCTTGTTGGTTTGATATAGTAGAATCATGTGTACCATATTGATTATCTCTACCACTATAGTCATACGCTCTGCCACCACCAGTTATGCCAGAAGGAGGGACAAAATTATTTGTCTGCATTGTAACAGCAGCTTGAGCATCCGCAGCAGCTTGAGCATCCTCAGCAGCTTGAGCATCCGCAGCAGCTTTAGTTTCTTTTTTCTTAGTAAACAATCTTGATATAATAGTATCTTTTTTCTTTTTATTTTCTTCTTCTTCATCGTATATAAAATCTGCTTTACCCTGTGCATTTAAGAAATCTGCTTTAGCTGCTTCAAGAGCTGCTATTCTTGCCCCTTTATTTTTATCAGACATTTTTTCTTTTGCCATTGCAATTCTTTTATCAAAACTCTCTGCAGTTAATTTATTAGCATTGTAACCTGCCATAACATTTCTTCCAGAAGCATCATCGTAAGAACCCTTACCTTGAACAATCTGTCCCATGTCATTAACCATCACACCGCTAGCACCTAGTTGATTTTCTAACATTGCTCTTCTGTTTGTTGGTAGTATATTACCTAGAACATCTCTAGCCATACCAAGTCCTTTTCCTAAGAAACTGTTTGTCATATATTTTTCTATTAAACCAGGTATACCTTTTTTAGGACCCGTTTGATTTAGACCAAAATATTCTGGGTAGTTGTCTTTAAATTTATCTAATTCTGTTTGTGAGCTGTAGGCAAATTCACTAGGTACAGTATCATAATAGTTGTCCGATTCGTACTGTCCCTGAGCCCCGTAGTTTTGTCTGTTGTCCTGTATAAAATTATTATTAGCTTTCTTAAGAAATTCTAGTTCGCCAGGAGACCTACCTTTCATTGACATACCTATATTATCTAAATTCATTTTTGAAGCTCCCCCTGCCAGAGCATTGGAAGATAAATTATATAAGTTTTGAGCTCTAATAAGATCTAAATCCGTAGTAGATTTTGGGTTAAAAATTTGATTTGTAGCATTAGACCCACCATAAAGAAAAGAGTCTTCCATAAGATTAGTATAACGAGTAGGGTCATAGTTCTTGTTTACGATTGAGTTAGGGTTAGGATTATAAACACTAAAATTATCTGCAGCATTTGTATTAGGTATACCAAAAGAAGGTGTAGATGCGTCTTGTCCGCCACCTTGAACCGGTAACTCAAAAGGATTTAATAAATACTTTTGTTGTGGAATATATTTAAAACCTGCGTCTCGTATCTCCTGGTCTGTAGCCATTACCTTCTTCCTCCTGGGTGTATATCTAATCTAAACGTACCTAGTTTCCAATCTTCACCAGATGTTGTATTAGCAACTTCTAATGCAATTTGTCTAGCTCTTACTCTAATATCTTTTTTAGTTGTTGAAGATGAACATGTAAAACTATTAGTAACTTCACTACTGTTTGGGTATAATCTTGATTTAAATTTAATTGCAGTGTTACCTGTCTGTGAAATAAAATCTGGTATAAATCTACTAATTCTCATAATATACTCACCGTCTCCTCTAATATCTGGCATACCTACAGTGGCTCCTGTATTACTTCTTTTCTGTGTAATGTCAAAATCACCAGATTTAATTGATCCAATAATAGCTGTGGTAACACCACCTGCATTAATTTGATCTGTTCCAATTTCTTGGTTGTAATATATACTAAGTCCGTCCGTATTACCAACAACATCTGATGATGCATTGTCTGAAGCGGTATAATATGTTGCATGGGGTCTGTCAAAAACTGCTGAGTCTTGCCAAGCAGCCCTGTTTAAAGTACCTGTTGTCCATATAGGACGTTTAGGTGATGAGTCTAAATAGTTATAAGTAACTACCCTGTTAATTTGATCTGATGCAGCTGTGCAATAAAACCAGCTTACTTCACCAAACAGATTATTTAATCCAGCATTAATAAGATCTCTAGATGTAGCATTTATATCATCGTAGACATGGTCTTCTACAAGACAAGGCATAGATCTTAATTGACCATCGTATTGGAAGAAACCATTTTCTGACATCCAATAAGCTGTACCGTCTACTTCTATACAAGCATTTTTACCAAACAATCCACAGTTAGTTCCCACTTGTTCAAACGAGAATGTGAATGGTTGACCAACAAATTTCATTAAAAATAATGCGGTATCGGTCCAAACATAGATAGCATCCCTACCTTTAATAGCTCCCATAATTTTAGAACCATCGGCAAGTCTTTGTGTGCCTGCAGTATTATTAGCTCTTACTGTATATGAATCAGTTTGATCAATGCTTTCTTGAGAAGAAAAACGTATAAACATATCATCTTTAGTTGTTGACGTTCCAACCGTTGTTTCTGTTCCAAAAAATACTAAGTGTCTGTCTGGTGTAGATACTAACACGTGACGTGATGCAGTCGGAGCGTTTGGTAACACTGTTGCTCTTGTTGATGTTGGGCTAGCCGCAGATGCATCCCATTTAAAACATTTACCATTGTAAATAAGAGCAATTAAGGTTGTACCATAGTTATCTAAAATCCATAATCCTGGATCAATAGTAAGGTCACTGTTGTTTGGATCTCCCCAACCAGTAAAACTAGATATGTTTTGAACCGTAGCCCCACCACTGTGTGTTGATTTTGTTGTACCATTTACACCTCTTGCACCACCAGTTAATGTATTTGTACTTGTATTATTATTTGTAAAACTTATGTCCTCACTACCTATTCTAATTTCACCTGCAGATGGAAACGCTGCTGAGTTAGAAAGAACAATAGTTGTTGTTGTGGTGTCTGTTAATGCTGTAGCTAAAGTTGTTGATGCTGCTCCTGGAGAAGTACCTGACCATAAACCTGTACCCCAACCAAGTCCCCCAAGTTGTTGTGCAGGTCCAACAGATTCATAAATTAAAACTGATGCAGATCCTGCAGTGCTTAAAGGTGTGCCTGTTTCATTAGACGCCATTGTAATAGTAAAAGTATTAGAAGTTGGGACAGACGTTACCATAAACTTAACGTCTTCAAAAGTTGCATTTGTAAACGTTGACCCACTTAATCCACCTACACTATCAAATAAAACAATGTCATCATCTGTTAAACCATGGCTTGAACCAACAGTTACTGTAACTGTTGGACTACTAGATGTACTTGTAAAGTTAGCTCCTGTAATTGTAGTTCTTATAGGATGTATGTCGTAATATGTACCACCCGAATAAACATATAAAATTCTGTTTGTGCCTATAGCTGCGTATTTAATTCCAGCATTGTCGTCCCAATGATGAACAGCTCTAGCAGCACCTGTTAAATTAGTTGAACCTAATTGTTGCCAGCCACCTATTTTTTCTGGAGAACCGTATCTAAAACGAACGTTGTCGCCGTCAAACCATTGTCCCTCGGCCCCGGTCTCTGTAACCTGTTTGTTGAACCCTGGTGCAAAACCTAATTTTTGTAACATATAACTCCATTTATGTATTCCTAATTAATGGAACACCTAACATCGGCCTTTTGTCGAACCTATTTTTTTCAGCAAAAGGACCATTTACATGGTTATAATGAAGAAACACTTGTCCGCAAGTAGTTCCTTTAAAAGGTTCTCTCCAATGCTCTAATTCACACCCACTATATACTAGCATATCGCCTACTTCAAGCAGGACTTTTGTGCCTTCTGGAGCGTTGGGTTTGTGTATATTTTTTTGTTCATCTATTATATTATCTGCACCTGTACCATCTATAAAGATAGGCCAAGGATCACCTCCTAGGTTTATGGTAGTAGATATCTCACAACTAGGTCTATCTTTATGTCTTTTTAATTCATCACCATGTTTATATAATCTAGCGTAGGAATAAGTAGGACATAAGTTTAGGCCAGTTTCTTGCTGCATTACAGGTAATACTTTGACCAACAAAGTCTCCATTACAGGATCTGCATAATGTGAGTATGTATTTGGAATTTGTTTATCGGTCCATGTTCCAAACATACCATTGTCATAAGTAATATTATTATCATACATAAATTTAACAGCATCACGTTTAAGTAAAAAATAGTTAAATATAAAATTAGCTAACTCATAGCTAATTGCTTTTTTGATTACTTGATATTTATTGAAAGCCATCTTGTATAAAATTAAAACTTACTGATATTCTTATATCATTTGATTCGTTGGGTTCAACACTATGCCACAACCAAGAAGGAAACATAATTATTCTACTTTCAACAGCATCTAAATGCACTTCTCTCCACAAATGTTTTGGTGGCTGACCTGGTTTTCTTGTAGGCATATTGGTTTGTATTCCTGGTCTTGGATCATATAAAATTATTTTACCACAGTTTTCTTGTGTCTTTACATAATACACACCACTATATAAACTGTTAGGATGTATGTGTGGTTTGTTATACCCACCAGGATAATTTATGTTAGCCCACATATTACCAATTTTTGGTTGTCTGTCTAACCATTCTTCTTTATATATTTGATGTTGCATTTTAAACAATTCATCTACTAGTAATTTAAATTGTGGCATTTCATGCATATTAGTTTGACTATGCCAACCATTTATATTTGTTTTTTTTACACCTTTGTCTTGTTTAGACCAAGCAACAATATCATTAGCTAGTTGTTGATTATCTAGTTTGACATCTTCAGCAAATATAAGAGTTGGAAAAAATCCTTCGGCTATCATCTAAAAGGTTTGCCCCCAAACCAACAAACTAAAGATTGTCTTATTCCCTTAGTTACTGGATTAACTCTATGGTTTAAAAATGATGCAAATATAATTGCATGGCCTTGTTTAAGTTCTGCAAATTTACCCGGTGCCATAAGTTCTAAATCCCCACCTTGAAACTCTGATGGGTCGTTTAACAATAATGTCATTGATATTTTTCTTACAGGTGGTTCGTGTCCCATGTTTACATCACAATCCATATGCCAATCATAAAACCCACCTTCAGGGTATTCTGTAAACTGTGCATTTTCTGTTACTTGTATGTCACCAAAACCAAAATGATTTTCATTTGCTTTTTGTATAAAATTATTTAGATCTCGATACATGTGTTCCATTTCTTTAAAAGGTATCCAACTAATTGTAGTCACTCTTTTCTTTGTATCTGTTCCTCCTCCTGGTTTACCCATACCTACCTGAGCTTCTTGTGGTTTTTGTGCTCTACCGGATGCAATAATTTGTCTGCATTGATCTGGTGTAAACAATGGCGTCGTTGTTTGAACTATCCAACTTTTCCATTTAGGTTCTGATATATGTCTGTTTTCGTACATTAGCTTACTCCTCTATTTTTAATTGGGTCATACTGCACATCCATATTTGCAGCAAGTGTTCTTCTATATCCTGGACCATTAAAAGGATATACGCAATGTCTCATGTCATATGGAAATATATAAAAATCTCTTTCTTTAATTTCTGGTTGATAATCTATATTTGCAAAGTGTCCACTAGCTGAACCCAGTATTTGTAATTTACCATTTTGTGGTGCATCCTCTGCAGAGTATTCTACACCATAAGACTCAGGTAATTTTAAAATCATAACAGAAGATAAACCTGTAAACAATGATCCTTGGTGCACGTGCACTGGATTGTATTCATGTTCAAACATAGTATTAACCCATATAGAATTAAAATGTAAATTATAACCTGTAATTTTATTCCAATCTAAATAATGTTTAAACTTTGATTCAAACCAACCTAATACGTTATTAGGTAAATGATTATGTCTAGTCATTCTAGAACTATCTTCACCATTAAAAAATAAACTATGTTCTTTTTCAATCTTACCTATTAGTTGTTTGTTAGCAGGTTTTAATTTAGAATACTTTGTTTCATAAATATGATTGATAATATTGTATACATCAAGTGGTACTTGATATCTTAATACCGACTGACCTAAAAATACAAATTTAAAATCTGATGTGTCCATATTTCTGTCTTATCCTTTCTGGAATTTTTTCTATGTAAGGATTGTATACTTTTCTTACAGGTCCATCAAATAGTTTATGCATATTACTACCAACTATTTTATCATCGTAAGATAAACCATTTACATTTACTTGATCTAAATTATTGAATCTGTGATTGAAATAAGGCTCACCCATAAACTCATATATTTTTCTAAACTCTTGTTCTGGGTTTGTAACTATGTCATCGTATTTTACATAATGACAAATATCTTTATAGTTATATGAATTTTTAATTGCTTTAAGTTCTCTGGCAACAGCACCATTGTCATTCATAAGCAGCATTAATTTTTCTTCATCTGTATTTAAATTATGTCTGTTAGGAAAAGCGTCGGGGTTTTCTGTATACCACTGCATGTAACTAGCAAGTACATCCATTACATCTCTAAGTAATACAATACATTTAAAAGGTCGTTTAAAGTGTTTTTGCATTAATGAAAAATTACCGGTTGTTAATACTGGTCCACGATCAATAATTATACGTTGTGGCCAATCTTTATAATACATATCAAACACGACATCTAAAACATTATCTAAAGACTTGTGATCTGGGTAATTTAAAAACACATCGGTTTCTTTAAGTAAAAACAAATCTTTCATTATCTCTAATGTAATAGAGTTAGGTGTTGCAGCTATCTCATGATTCTGATTCATAATACTTGCAAACAAAGTATTACCAGATCTAGGTTGTGCAACTAGAAATAAAAGTTGTTTACTTTTCTTTGGCTCCGAGGTCATTGGTCAATTGTTCTTTCTTATTGTAAATCATTTCTCCTGATTTTTTAACTCTTTCTATAGTTTGTAATTGTCCAAGTACATTAAACACTTCTGGCTGACTTGAGCCTGAAGTTAATGTCTCTGCTTTATTTTTCATAATTAAATGATAAGAATCTAGTTGGTGTCTATTAACATCTTGTGTATTAAACGAACCATCATCAAATTCTTTTTTAAGAGTAGACCATAATTTTATTTCTCTCATTCTGTCCCTAGCTACAAGTTGCATATTAGCTAAACTATATCTAGCTTCATCTAAATCAATTTGATATTTTGTCAGTTTATATTCGTCAGTTTCAGTTTCAACTTTTTTTTCTAACCATTTTACTTTTGCTTCATTACGTCTGCAATCAAACGATAAACTCATTAAGTTTTCTAAGAATACATTTTGTTCTCTAACACACTGCCAATACTTCGAAGCATTAGTTGGATACTTTGCATCTTGTAACACAGACATTCTCATTTCTGTCTCTGTTCTAAATACTTGTTTCTTGGTCCATGTGTCACGAAGCTCGGCTGTCATAGCCTTAAACTCTTTGACGTCCTCTGGATCTAATAAATTATTTAAACTTGGTGCTTCTTTTTCAATAAGCGCATGTATATTTCTTTTTTCTGTCATAATTAATTCCTTTCGATTCTTTATATATAACTATTATTAACTACTTGTCAATGTTGAAGCTACAGCAGCTATAACTGAATCTCCTGTCCACTCTTCCGTATTTGCAATTTCTCCCCAGTTAGGAGCGTTAGGAGAAGATGGTGCAAATATACCACCAATAATTAAACCTGATGAAAGATCACCTGCTGCACCTTTACCTTGTGATCCAACTGAATTAGAAGTAGTTGTAGTCCAACCAATACCATCCCATCTTTGAGTAGTTGTCAAACCAACTGGAGGAGGTGCGTAACCAGAAATTACTCCACCACTTTGTGTTCCAAAAGCTCCACCAAATAATGCTAGAGATTGTAAATTATTTCCTGCGGTCCAACTAGATCCATCGTAAGTATTTGTATTAAGTTTAGTAGTAGATCCGTAACCATTACCATGACTACCACCTGCACATAAAGCTGCAGTTTGAGTACCAAAACCCATTACATTAACAATACCTTGATTAGGTGTATTGTCGACTGGATAATCTCCGCCATCAGACCAAGAACTTCCATTAAATTCCATTGTTTTTTTATGAAAAGTGTTTCCTGGATTTTGTTGGCCACCTATACAAATAGCTGCTGTCTGAGTTCCAAAACCTCTTGTCGCTCCAGAAACTTGTGGCATATTAGGATTAGCTGTCCAAGAACTACCATCATAATCATAATTTGTTGCAACTCTATTATCACCAGGAGTATTTCCTCCCATCATAATTGCTGCTGTTTGTGTACCACCGCCACCCATACCACTTGTTGCAGTAGGTATAGCTCCACCAGATGTCCAACTAGTTCCACCATATTCTTCAACCGCTGTTTCTTGTGTACCACCTGGAGTTCTTTCACCGCCAGTCATTAAAGATGCAGTTTGAGTTCCATACGAAGTACTTGTTCCACCTCTAGCAGTGCTTAAACTTCCTCCTGCTGCCCATACTCCTGCACCAACTTGTGTAAGAGCTGAATTATATTCTTCTGTGTCATTACTAGCTCCAGGGTTTTTATCTCCACCAAAACCTATAGCAGATGTTGCTGTTCCTGCTCCTGCATAAGATTGTCGAGCAGTAGCCATGTTTGCTGTTATAGTAAAAGTAGATCCATCCCACTCATTAGTAGCTGTAGTTACAATACCAGGCGTTCCTGGTCCTGCTGGAGGAGGAGTATTTATGTTTCCTCCAAAAACAACAGCATGAGTTTGTGTTCCAGCTGTTGCAGCTCTGTTTTGTCCATTTGGAATTGTACCTGATACAACTGTCCAACTTGATCCATCATAATTAGTTACTACAGTGCTTCCATCCTCTGGCCCTCCTGATATTCCTCCTGCTCCTAATGCGGCTGTTTGTGGTCCAGCTACTGCAATACTATATTGTGCTACTGGATAAGCTCCACCAGATGTCCAACTTGTTCCACCGTATTCTTCACATTGAGTACCCGGGCTAAGAGGTGCACCAGTTACAGCTAAAGCTGCTGTTTGAGTTCCGTTGCCACCCATACTAGCACGTGCAGTTCCTAAATTACCACCAGCTGTCCAAGATGATCCATCATATTCTTCAGTTGAATTTCTAAATACACCAGGAGGATGTGAGTATCCCCCAAAACCTAAAGCTGCAGTTTGAACTCCTGCTCCGCTTAAAACATATCTTGGAGTACCAAGACTACCACCTGTTGCCCAAGCATAACCATTATATTCAATTGTTTGAGATGTTGTAGCACCACCTCCAAAACTTAAAGATGCTGTTTGAGTTCCTTGAGTGGCAGACGCATTGTTGTTTGTAGCTGTCGGTAAAAAACCACCGGTAGCCCAAGCTTTAATTTGTACTAATGATTTGTTTGTGCCTGAAGTTGAGTTATACCATACTTGTCCCTCGGCTGACGAATTTAACGTCGGATCCGAAGATACGTATTTTACTTTTGTACCGTGTATACTCTCATATTCAGCCATTTATAAATTCCTTTATGGGAGAGTAATATCAGTTGGTCTACCTGGTGTTCTGCTTTTTTCTTCATCAGACAAAGCATCCCATGCAGCTTGTGCAGCTTGTACGTCAGCTGTAACAAGAGCTTGAGCTTCTGATTTAGTTTTTTCAACACCGTTTTTTTCAGCTAACCACAAAGCGCCTTTTTCGTTGTTACCAACGACCCAAACGTCTGCAGGAAAACCTCTAAGAAAAAATGCTCTTCTGTCTTCTGCAGTAAAGAATCCTTTTCCAGTGTTAGTAGCAGTACCATATATAAATAGTGCCATAATGTTTACTCCTTTGTTATTCTTATATAGTTAATCTTGTTCATTATCAACTAGTTGTTATTGTATTAATATTTAATGCTGTTGTTTCACCAGTAAATTCTTCTGTTGCAGCTGTTACTGGAGGTCCTCCTCCAGCTACTACAGCATTTGCAGAAGTTCCAAATCCAGCAGGGTTTATTCTTGCTGTTGCTAAATTAGCTTGAGTGACCCAAGTAGTTCCATTGTAAAGCTGAACTGTATTGCTAGAATCATTAGTACCTGCATTGTCACCTCCACCCATTAACATTCCATTTGAATTAGGACCAGCTGTTGTCACAGAAGTTCTTTTTCTAGCAGCAACTACTGAGTGTCCTGTTTCTGTCCAAGA